GTTTGTTCGCGCTCATAACATCTATAAGCGTCTCGGTTACAACCTTTCAAACTCCTATTTTTGTACCTTTACTCTCAAACCAGAATTCTATGAGGCCTTTTGTAAGGAGCCCTACGCCTTTATTCGTCGGTTTATAGACCGCATGCGTAAGGATCCATGCCTTCGTTATCGAAATCCCGATACGGGTCGCTTTTGTTATCGCAAGGTTTCTTTTCCTTATCTTTTTGTGCTGGAGGTTGCCGATGGCAAGCGCGCAGCTCAACGTGGGCTTCCTTCTGAGCATCGACTTCATCTCCATGCGATCATGTTTGGATGCCCCCTGCCTTGGTGGAGTGTTCGTCATTACTGGATGTCCTTCGGCCTTGCTTGGGTTAGTCCTCTTCGTCATTTCGGTGCTGTTCGCTATGCAATGAAGTATATCACAAAGAAGTCTGCTGTGCATTGGAATGATATTCCGAGGGATATTTTGAACCTACATGGTCGTTTGTATGTCTCTCATGGGTTTGGCCGATTGTCAGAGTCGGAGAAGGACGCTCTTCGAGCATATATGATGACTGGTTGTAAACAGTGGTTCTCTGTCTTGATCGACAATCATCCTTACAGCATTCCTCGTTATTATAAGCTGGCATGTTTTGACAAGGATCAAGTTCGCTGTCGCAACGATTCTCTCATTCCGCAGCTTATTTGGGAATATGTTTTGAGGACTTATCCTACTTATTCTTATTATAAAAAACAACTTATAAAACAATCTATTTTATGGCAATGATGTTTCTTTCGCGTAAGCGAAATAAGAAATCCCGGTTTAAACTTTTTTCCGGTAACCCCACTTCCGCAAGCTGGGGTACTCTGATTCCCACCAACGTGACCCGTGTTATTGCTGGTGATGACTTCAGTTTTCAGCCTGGCGTAGGTGTGCAGGCTCTTCCGATCGTGGCCCCTTTCTTGGGTAATGTATGTGTCAAGAAGGAGTATTTTTTTATTCCCGATCGGATCTATAATATTGATCGTCAGCTTAATTTTCAGGGTGTCACTGATACTCCGAATACTGTTTATAAGCCTTCGGTGGCGCCTCCGATCCCTTTCGATATCGAGAAGTCTTCGGGTGATGCTATCTCTTTCTCGGTTTCCACCTTGCAAACAAGTTCGCCCCAAGAGTCTCTTGGTTGTATCGTCGGCCCCGGTTCTCTTGCCGATTACATGGGTGAAGCTCCGGGATCTATCGTCACGGGTGTTATCGATCTTACGCCGTATATCGGTTATATCGATATCTATTACAACTACTATCTCAACCAGCAATACGACTTGGTTCCTACGTCCTTGGCTGGTACTGTGTCCGATTCTGCGCTGGATTATCCCTACTATCTGGACGTTAGCGAGCTGGAAAACTATCTGCGTACCATCAAAACCACACCGAATACTTCTCCGGCTATTCGTGAGGATAATTCTGCCTCGTATTCTACGAATGTCGACGCTGCCCTGAATGCTGTTAATTCTGAAGCGTTCCTGTGGAATTTCTTCACTGGTCGGCAGTCTCTTTTCCAGCGTGGTTTTCCGTCTTACTACCTCGAGGCTTGGTTGAAAACTTCTTCTTTCGTCGATGCTGCTGTCGATGTTTCGACTTCGGGCAATTCCGTGTCGATGCGTAATATCACTTTCGCATCTCGCATGCAGCGTTACATGGATCTCGCCTTCGCTGGCGGTGGTCGTAACTCGGATTTCTACGAGTCTCAGTTCGATGTCAAGCTCAGTCAGGACAACACTTGCCCGGCTTTCCTTGGCAGTGATTCCTTCGACATGAACGTTAATACGCTCTACCAGACGACGGGCTTCGAGGATAGTTCCTCGCCGCTTGGTGCTTTCTCTGGCCAGCTTTCTGGCGGCACTCGTTTCCGTCGTCGTAACTATCATTTTAATGATGATGGTTATTTCATGGAGATTACATCCATCGTTCCGCGGGTTTACTATCCGTCTTACATCAATCCTACCTCGAGGCAAATTTCCTTGGGCCAGCAGTATGCTCCTGCGCTCGATAATATTGCGATGCAGGGCCTGAAGGCTTCGACGGTCTTTGGTGAGGTTCAGAGTCTTGGCGCTACAAACCCGACCTATTCTGGTGGTGTTCTTACTGTTCCCGGGTTCAAGTTGCAAGATCTCAATTACGTCGGCTACGAACCCGCTTGGAGTGAACTCATGACGGCTGTCTCGAAGCCTCACGGTCGCCTCTGTAATGACCTTGATTACTGGGTTCTTTCTCGTGATTATGGTCGCAATCTCTCCTCCGTCATGGATACTCCGGCTTATCACGATTTCATTTCGGCCGCTGGATCCTCTATCGATGAACTTTCCCTCCAACGCCTTACGGCTTTCTTCAAGCGGATCTATATTTCGCCCTCTTCGTGCCCTTATATTCTGTGTGGCGATTTCAACTACGTCTTCTACGATCAACGGGCCACTGCCGAGAATTTCGTTCTCGATAATGTTGCTGATATCGTGGTGTTCCGCGAGAAGTCGAAGGTCAATGTTGCAACAACTCTCTAAACCTTTTTCGTCATGAAAACAAAACAAGATTATAATCCGCATGTAGGTTGTCTTTATTCCAACCTTTCGCAGCGCGTTGGTATTCGTTCTTGTGCTGATCAGCATGCTTCCTATCATGTTCGCAACTGTACTTCCCGGCCCGATGAGTTTATTGTCGGTGCCAAGAGTATGAACGAGATCCTCGAGGAGTATTACACCTTCGGCTTTCTTTCTTGTGATACGCAGGCTGTTCGTGGTGATTCTGCTTACGATGAGATTCAGCCTTCTGGTAAGGATGCTTCGTTCCTTTCGACGGATCCTAGCTCGGATTTCTCGCTTGATAAGTTCGAGCGTATCGAGCGTATTGCCGAGTGCGTCGGCGAGACTTCTGCTGAGCGTCACAAGGAGGAGTTGGGTAAACAAAATGACAAGTAGTTATGTCTGCCCTTGTTACTTCTGCGCTTATTGCCGGTGCTAGTAGCCTTGCGGCTGCTGGTGGTTCGAGTATTGCTGCTTCTAAGATGAATGCTCGTGCCGAGAAATACAATCGGTGGGCTCTTAAAGAACAGCAGCGTTATCAGAAGGAGTATGCGGACTATATGGCTCAGCTGGAAGCTCAGCAGAATAATTTGTACTGGGAAAAATATAATTCCCCGGCCGCTCAGCGTCGAGCGCGTGTTGCGGCCGGGCTCACTCCCTACGCTGATGTCGGAGGTATTCAGACGTCTTCTGTTGACCCTGGCTCCTATGGTGGTTCGACGCCTTCTGCGCAGTCCTTCTCACAGCCGGGTGGTATTCCGACCAGCCCCCTTGTGGGTGCTTTTGGTAATGCCACTCAGCAGACCCTCTCAGCTCTTCAGGCCGAGGCTAATATTGAACTTACTAAGTCGCAAGCCCTTAAAACTCGGGCTGAGACTACCGGTTTGGAGAATACGAACTCTATGTTTGACATTGTAAAATCTATTGCGAATGAGGAACTTACGTCCAAGCAGTTCAGTAATATTCTCAAAGAAACTGAAGTCAAGTATGCCGAGGCCAATGCCATTACAGACCTTGATACCAAGCAGGCTAAGATTGCTGAGATCAATGCGTCAGTTTTGGAGCGACTTGCCAGCGCTGCTAAAACTGATGCTGATCGGGTCACTGTAGAGCTCCTTCGTGGTGCTCAGAAACGCTCCCTTGAGGCTGGTGCTTCGCTTGCTGAAGCCCAGGCGGCGACTGAGCCGCACAGAGCTCTCAATCTCAAAGCAGACGCCCTGCTTAAGATGGCTCAGGAGGAGACCGAACAGCTTCTTCGAGGCCAGAAATTTGAACTTACGCGTCAGCAAGCCCGTGCTGCGGCTATTTCGTTCGTTAAGGAGAAAATTCTGACCTACCGCCAGGCTGAGGAGCTTGCTCGTTACCTCGCTAACATTCATGACCCCAAAAACATGTGGGACGGTATTTGGCGTATTGTTTCGCTCCCCGCTGGAATTTCGAAGAGTGATTTTGCAGCAGACCTCTATAATGCTCTTTACGAGGAGATTAATTCAGTCGAATAGAATTCTCGAGTTTATTTTAGCCCGGCCGTCGCTGCCGGGCTCCTCTTTGCTTCCTGTGGCTTGTAACCTTCTGTGTTCCTCTTGCAGTCTTACCCCGCACCGCAGGTAGCGACTAGCACCTCTATAAGGTGCCATGGTCGCGGACGGAGTCCGCTGGCACGTAAGCGATGGTTTACCATCGCGCCCGTAAATACCCATTTTGAGAGAAGGCTCTTTCTCTTGCCTATATATGCCAGATGTGGAAACAGCGCCCTCGCGAGGTTCCGCATCGGTTCTCTCAAAGTCATAAAAATCTATGAGCGTAGCGAATTCCATTAGGTGACTGAGAGGGGGTACGGGGGAGAGAGTTAGGAGCCCCGTGCATGAGCTTGTCTGCATCCGTTAACGCGCGCGCGCGCTTCGCGTGCGTGCGATGACGGAGCTAAGTAGCTCAGGCACAGTTTTGCGTCCTTACTTTCTCCCCCGTTATATACTTCTCAGGTCTTTTTAATTCGTCGATTTCTCCGAGTAATTGACCTTTTGGTCGAAAAAAAACAATTTTCTTGCATTTGAAAAATGGAACGCTTTGCATCGATGCAAAAATTCATTATATTCGCCCCGTAGGGCACTTAAATTATTCATTAAATCGCTTTTTATGGAAAAAACACCATTCTACCGCAACAAAGCTTTTTGGACGCTTATAGCGTCTATAATCGCTGCTCTTGCTGCCTACTTCACTGTATCGTGCAGCTATTCTCAGAAAATATTCCGTCACGGTGTTCATCATGATACCGTGCGGGTTGAATCTAAAATCAAATCTCGTGACCTATCATGCTTAACAACGAATCTTGGGACACCCTCTCACAGTCTTTCGAGTTCGAACCTCGAGCTCATTTCGTGGAAACACTCTTCGTCGCTTGCTCCGACTATGCCGTCGACGGTGACTACATCTCTTTTCGGTTTGCCTTGGCAGATCGTGTTCGGATCCAAACCGCAGTTGATTCTATTGTCGCAGCTCAGGTGCCATTTTATTTCACCATCGAACAAGGATTGTTCGACTCCGAGTGTAACCGTGTTATCTATGAGTTCAACATCTCAGACCTTTTTTTCTTCATTTACGCTCGCTTCTCTGATTCTTGCAGTGCCTCTCGGTCGCTCTCGTCGCGGCGGCCGAAGAAAGGGAAAACCCCGTCCAAAGGTCAAAAACATAATAATCGGCGGACGACACCTGTAGTTGTAGATCTTGATTTTTAGTTTGTTTGAGTTATGTGTAACAAGCCTTTGCGGGTTACGAACCCACATTACATTAAACTTGCCGACCAGTTTGGCGTAGAGATTCCTCAGTTCTCTAATCAGCCGGATTATAAGCTTCAAGTGCCCTGTGGCAAGTGTGTTCAGTGTATCAAGAAACGCCAACAGCATTGGTTTGTTCGCGCTCATAACATCTATAAGCGTCTCGGTTACAACCTTTCAAACTCCTATTTTTGTACCTTTACTCTCAAACCAGAATTTTATGAGGCCTTTTG